TTCCAGACAAGGCTTGCCTGGACGCCTCCGTTGCTCCAGTGAGGTTCGTTAAGGCATCTTTTAATACTTTGATAGCATCCCCGGCGTTTAACGCGGCAAGAGCGTTGCTGTTAACCAGGTTTGTAAGTTCGTTTAGCTTGGGATTTGCATAACCTGCCTGCTCGCTGAGTGATGACAATGCTACAGCGGCGGACTTCATATTTTCTGGAGTTGGTTCTTTATTCAGATCACGGAAAACTTTTACCAGACCTATAGCCTGTGTCTGAGTTATGCCAAAGTTTTCTGCCATGTCAGATGTGACATTATTAAGAATATTGATGCCAACGATGTTCCCTTCGTACGACCCTCCAAGCTCTTTAAGCGTTGCAGAGATATCAACTCCTTTTGATTCAAGAGTCGTTAACTGACTTTGCGCCGCCTCCATGCTGTTACGCCATGTCCCAAGGTCACTAACCTGGTCGTTGATGGCAGCGCCCGCTGAGCTTATTGCTTTTTGGGCGTCGGTCATTGAAACGGCAATCTGCGCCTTAGCCGCATCAGAACTTACGGCTGCTAAACGCTGGATCTTGTCAGACAAAGCGGTAACGCCAGCGTCCGTTTGCACTACTGTATTCGAAAGCGCCTTCTGTGCAGTTTCCAGGTCATTCGTGGCGTCTTTTGACTTGAACAACGAAGGCAGCAAAGCTCCTGCAATCGCCCCTGTTATGGCTATTACAGCACCCACTACAGCACCACCAGGCCCGAATATGGATGCAATTTGGC